TTATTGGTTTTGAGCCGGCATTGTTTTAGACAATGCGAATTTCACGGCCCAGATAGCTCCATTAATAACAAGCGGCAGGACGATTTTGTCGCGGAGCATATTCCAGCCTGTCTCCGACTTGCTCTGCTCCTGAATCTGTGCTGTGAATTTATCAGCGACAGCTTCAACTGCCGGCAATGCATTGGTTAAGATGTTCCGTGTCAGGTCGTTCTTCATGTCTTCCGTAACAACATCTACATTCAAAGCGTCTACAACGCTATCTCTAATATCTGTCCACTTACTCATAACACTTATCCTTTCTACTGTACGCTGCATTCATAATCGGTCACACCTCTGGCCAATGCCCTGGCCAATGCATCCTGGTTATTTGCCAGGATTTTTTCATCATCTGAATTAGAGATGAAGCCAAGCTCTACCAAGACAGCAGGCATATCTGTGTTGGTCAGGACATACAGGCCGTTGACGCCAGGCGTAGCAATCTTTACACCTCGGTCGGTAGTATCGAGGGCATTGACCAACTGGCTCTGGATGCAGCTGGCCAGCATGCTGCCACGGTAACTGCCGGCGCAGGCCCAGGTTTCTGTGCCGTTGGCTTCTTCGGCTTCGGCGGCATTGCAGTGGATGGAGACGAAGATGTCGGCATCACTGGCATTGGCGGCTTCGCAGATTTCTTCCAGACTGTCGGACTGGAGCAGTTCTGTTTCTACTCCTGCCGCATTCAAGTAGCTTGCTGCGGATTTGCCGACGGAAATGGCAACATCACATTCACGGAGACCAGTTGCATTATTTACTGCGCCAGGATCCGGTTCTCCGCCAGGCGCATGGCCTGGATTCAAAAATACTCTCATCTTTTCTCTTCCCCTTTCGTCTGGGTGGCGGACTTTACGGTGCCGCCTATGTACCCAAGCAGCCCTGATGCGATGCTCATTGCAAGCTCGTTCAGGCCATAAAAAATGGTCATAATCAGTGCCACTACAAGCCCGATGATGACCAAACAATCCGGAATATTTACTTTTTCAAACATAGTATCACCTACATATGCGACAGCACCGACGTCAGCACTGACGCGAAAATGCCAACGACAGTTACGCTTGTCCCCAGGGTCCAGCAAATGTCATGTTTGAGATCATCGATACGGTGATGCGCGGACTTACCGGCTTCGATGGCTTGGACGACCTCACGATTGAGATTCGTTAGCTGCCGTTCTATTCTGTCAAGCTTTGCTACTAATTCATTTTCATTCATCTTGCGCCTCGATTCTTTCTTTTAAGTAGTCAATGCGTTTCATTTCTTCTACAAAAATATTTCTCTGGCCGATTTCAAATGCCATCCTTTTTATTAGGTCACTCTGCATCGTGATGATTTCGCATTGTACATCAATCAGTTCAGTCGGTGACATAGTCTTCGCCTACGATAGCCTTGTATTCATCGGCGGTAATCCATTTTTTAATCACTGCATTTTTTACAGCTTCTTTCGACCACTTCCCCAGTGTATACCATTTTTTTACCCGCTCGAAATTTTTACTCATTTTTAGTCACCTCCTCCTGATTCGGATTGCTTTCGCCTTCCGGCATTTCGATTCCACTCATCATAGACAGGTAGTCAAGATTTGCTTCTGCATTTGTAATTCTTTCGCGCAACGCCATATTGTCGAGTTCTTCTTTTCGCTTCCGGATTGAGCTATCAATCTTTTTAAACATTTTCATCACCCTTCCATAAATTTCTATAAAATGACTGCATCTTTTTAATGACTTTATAGTTATTGCCTATTCGGGCATGGGCAGTCCAGCATTTAAGGCTATTGTCTACTGTGCTTTTGGGGATTCCGCCTGTTTTGCATAGCCTTGCCATTCTTTTGAGCTTGCGGCGCATATGATAGATTTTGGCCTTGTCTATTGTCATAATGATTTTCCCTGTTTCTGTCTGACAAACGCGGAATCCTTGCCATTTGAACCCTCTGCGGGCAGGTACTACAAAGCTTTTTGTTGGATGGAGAGCCAAGCAAATTTTACTCAGCTCGTCTTCTATAGCTATCCTGTCCCTCTTTAGCCTTTCTTTGCTATTGGAGATAATAAGGAAATCGTCCATATAGCGCAGATAGAATCGTTCGTGCAGTTTTTCTTTGATAAAGTGGTCAAGGTCGTCCAATACGGACAATTCTATGAATTGCGCTATGTCGCTTCCTAGTCCTATTCCGGTTTCTCCGCGGAAGCTATCTATCAGCATGTCTACCATTTGACAGGCCCATTCGTCTCTCACCTTCTTTCTGATGGTTGCTTTTGCCACCTTGTGGGAAGTTGAAGCAAAGAAATGGCGGATATCGAAGAGGTGGATATAGTAATTATCCCCATATAATCGATACGCCTTTATCATCATAACCTTCAAGCGGTTCACCGCTGCTTTCGTACCCTTCCTTTTCTGACAAGACACGTTGTCGTAGATGAAATGCCTTGTGATTTCATCGTAAAGATAGTTGTCGAGTAAAGCTCTTTGCACTTGCCTATCGCGTAAATGTAGTGCCACTACCTCTCTTTTCTTCGGCTCGTAAATATTGAACTCCATTTGCTTTCCTAATTTATACGTGCCGCTACGCAATTCATCCATTAGCTTTTGTGTGTTGGTTAACCCGTTTTCTAAGTAGCGAGCAGTCCCTGCTTTCCACCTTACGCCATTTGCGCATTTGTTCATTGCCTCGTATAAGGCATTAAAATTTATAACTTTTTCTTTTGCATCCATAAATTTGATTGACCACGCTAATAGCAGGACTGGCTAAATGTAGTCACCTGCGTCATGGCGTTTTGTTCGCCCTCGAAGGGGACGGGCCTCTCACTCCTTGCTACGGCCTTGATTTCGTTTTCACTACTTTAACTGGCCATCGTAATCCGGCGCCAAGCGATACCTGTTGTTGGCGTTATCGTTGTTCAGGGTACCATGATTATGGACAAGGTTCACATCGTTCGCGTTGCCCACATTCGGAGTCACAGTGATCGGCCCATTTTCTTAAATCTTTCGGTATCAGACTTCTTCCATGACAGTACCAGATTTTTGACTTTTATTTTCTGAGATGTCCAGGCGGAAATATTTATCCTCCCTTTTGGCCTGTCATCATCTTTCATCTGTTTCAGCCCAGAGAAGAGTTCATATGCTATTATCATATTGCTTTCTAGCGACTCAAGTTCAGCTAGCGCTCTCTGCTGATATGCTCTTCTGAGCTTATAGCTTTCTAAATCGTTGACATAGATTGCATTGGCTCTAGCGCAGTAACTGCTTGCTTTTACTGCTGCATTGATGAGTTCGCTGGCTATGCACCATCTGTACCGTTTCGGGATCTTATTCTCGTCGGAACATAAACGGATAGTATATACTGCCAGTGTCCTCGCCTCGTTCAGCACTTCTAAGGGTGATTCGGTTCTTTTGCTTTTGGGTACTGCCATGGGTGTTCGTCCTTTCGCCGCCTGTTGGCGGCTTGATTAATTGTGATAGTTGATGCAGCAAGCCGGCGCCAAGCGATACCTGGTGTTGGCGTAAGCGTTGAACAGGGTACCATGATTATGGACAAGGTCCACATAGTGCGCGTGGCCCACATACGGAGACCTCAAATGATACCATTCGCCGTTGCTTTTCAGCCGGTTGTCATCTGATCCGGTATTTGTGCCGGTCTTGCCGTCTTGCCTAAATCTAGTATAGTAGTCAAAATCAACGGTGCTTTCCGGGTTATTTTCATCGTTATTGCCGTAATTAAGGTTGGCTCTGCATGGCAAGAAAAAAGTATCATAAGTTATGTCCTGGATGCCACTATCGGTGACTTTGTTCGTGTCCGTTTTTAGCTTGACTTTTGACAGCACGTTAAGGAAATCGCCATCAATATCATTCATGAACCCAGCGATAGAAGCGCTACTGTTGATGCGCGAAAACCCCGACTTAGCAGACCACCATTTTCCTGCTTCCGCTTTTGAGTTCAGGTACATCCGTACGTCGGAATCTCTCCACCTGTTATAACCTGCTCCTGCTCTCTGTGACCAGTTCACTTCTCCAAGGGTAGTAAGATCTGTGCCGCTTGAACCTTCGGTCGGTGTTAATTCTTCTATTGGGTCATCGCTTGTAGGCCCACTTACGGTGATAAGAGTAGCCCCTGTGCTCCATGGCTTGTAAAAGTAGTATGATGATGCATTCCAGCCTAAGTCGTATTTAAGTGTAATCTGCCCACCTTTGGGGATTGCTTTTGCAGTAGTGATTTGCATGGTTTTTCCCCATTCGCCCGCGGCACCCCACTCTGTTCCTGCGATGTTTGTAGTTACGGGTGTAAAGTGATAAGTGCCTGCCGGGACCTCTGATGTTGCATAAAACAAGGCCTGCCTGCGGCAATGTTGCATGCTAGGCCCGATTAAGTCATGCGCATAAAGTACTGCGTAATTACTCCCGTCGTCGTTGTCACCAATATGTACCAAGTCCCACGTAATAGGCGTACCGCCTTTGTTGCACTGATACTGGTCGCCGATGGAAAAAGACTTTTTAGCTGCTCCTGATTCGCATATTTCTTTAAATTCTTTCCACGTCGTCACCGGAGAAAATGCCGCTTGCGTGGTCCTGAAATACTGTTCAAGAAGGCTATTTTGTTTTAGTATAGCTGATGTAATTCCGTTGACGTCCTCGCGTCTCGGCGTGTTAATAATAATTTCTGACATATTCAATCCTCCTTATTGCGTTTTAATTACGAGGTCCAGGCCGCCGTCTTCGGTGTTGATTGCCAAGCTTACGCTATCTGTGATTGCCAAAATCTCTTTTTCCTTGATAGCGTTCGCGGTCGCTTCGGCTTGCTGGGCGTATGTCTGGGCCGCATTTTTCGCGTCTACAGCTGCATTGGATGCTGCTTTTGTGTCTGCAAGATTAGTCTGTAGCTGTTCTGCTACGCCCTGGTCCCACACGGTGGCGATGTCCTCATATCGGGCGTCGCTGTCTCCGGTGTTTGCTTTGACGCTTGTCTTTCCGTCGGGCTTTTTGACAAAGAGCAATTCGCCCGGGCGGATGGCCGGGTTGTATTTCTCCCACTCTGCCGCTGTGGCGATAGAGTGCTGTATGCGAGAGTAGCCGCCAGTACCTTCTGTTGTTGTATCTGCCATGGTCCTTCACCTCCTTTAGCTCGATGCCATGGCCGCCGGTCCTGCGCCTACGATGAAATTCGCAATCGTCATGTACTCCGGCGGCGGTCCTACGATATCGTAGCGCATTGCGCGATACATCCTTTCTACGCTGACCTGCATGGTAGCTATCGCGGACTGCGATGCGGCGGCCGCGGCTGCCTGGGTAGATGCGGCGGTGGCACTCGATGCGGCGTCTGTAGCGCTGCTTTTTGCTTTGCTTGCATAGTCAGCTGCGCTGCTCATCGCGGCCTGAGCGTAGCCATTGCTTGTGGATGCATCAGATGCGCTTTTTGCCGCGACAGCAGCCGAGTCGATGGCTTTAGCGGAATTTTCCTGGGCTAGCGCGACGAGCTCTTCGGCGGTCTTCGGCAGTACCAATTCGACCGTCGCTTTGCTGGTCGTGACGATGCGCACTTGGAAAACCATCTGTACATTATTACCGTCGGCCTTACATGCAATGTAGCCAGGAGTACTGTCATAGCAAACCCCGTAAAGAATTTCTTTGCCGGTGCTGTCTTGCGCGAAAACGCCTAGCTCTGTCGCTTCATATCCAGATTCTACTGCTTCGCTTGTCAGGGATGCGGTGAGTAAGCACGTGCGCACATCGCCGACATCCTCCGTCGTGATGCTCGTGATAATCATCGTATTCTGTGGTGCAAAAAGCGCCGATCGTGTGGCATAATCGTCGATGGTATTTGCCTGCCCACTGCCAAGCTGCATCTTTGTCAGCTTGAGCGTGAGTTTGCCGGCCTCGACGTCTGCCATAAGCTTTGCGCCGGCAGTCGTCAGCGCGTAGCCGCTTGAAAAATTTGACATGCTGTGTCACCTCCTCATGCTGTGCGATACCAGACATCGACGACGGTGGCAAGCGGCATTACTCTCATTGGATTGCCGCCCCCGGATTTGCTGGTCGTGAAGTGGTGGATGTGGTCCCCGTCTGTTGATGTATTGTAAATTAGGTTATCATGGTCAATATCGCCGTTAGAGCCAGCGTGATTTGGGTTATTGTCATAAACGCCAAATGGTCCGTCACCGTATTTAGGATGTTCGCCCCAGGTACCATGATGGTGGTCACCATT